AAGGACCACATCGTTCCGATCTACCACGCTGGCAGCGATGGCATCGAGAACATCCAGCCAATGTGCCGGAGCTGCAACGCAGCGAAGGGGCCTGAGACCACCGACTACAGACCACCAGACTGGCAAAAACGCCTAGGTGAACGCCTGGGGGAATGCCTAGGCGCTGACCAAAAAACGCCTAGGTCAGCGCCTAGGGTGACGCCTACTAAGAATCTAGAAGCAGAAGCAGAACTAGAAGCAGAGGAAGATTCCAAGAAAGATTTAAACTTTCTTGAGGTAGTAGGTTACTCCGCGCGCGAGGCCGCTTCGGAAGCGCCTGAGCGTGAACCAACTCCCGCCGAAGTCGAGGCAAAGCGCCGCAAGGCACTCCGGGAAATGGGCGAAGCGAGGCCCTTGGCGGAAGGGATGGCCAAGCGTTTCGAGAACAACTACCCGCCCCGTGCCCCGAAGCGCACTGTCAACGAGCAGCGCGAAGCGGTGGTGCCGCCGGCGGCCCTGAGGCCTAAGCCGAGCTACTTCACCCGTGAGCAGATCAACGCTGCACTGCGGAAAACGGCGTGAACTACATCCCGCCAGAGCCGCCGCCGCGGCGCCGCAGCCTCGATCCTGAGCAGGACATGCGCGACCTGGCAGAGGTCCGCGAGCACGCCGAGGCTTCCTGGCGTGGCGTCAACGAACTGCAAATCCGGCGCAAAATTCGTGACCTCGAGGGGCACCCATTCCGCCCGATCCTAGGCCGGATGCTGGCCACTGCCATGCGCCGGCACGCCCCTTCGATGCTCTCCCAGCTCCCGCCCGAGTTCCTGGAGGCCACCCCATGATCGGCCTGCTGATCCAACTGCTGATCCTGCTGCTCGTGTTCGGCGTGATCTGGTACATCGTCCAACTCCTCCCCCTCCCGCCGCCGTTCCCCCTGATCGTACAACTGGTCCTGCTGCTGATCCTGGTTCTCGTGCTCGTGAGCTACCTCCTCCCCCTCGCCGGCCATCCGGTCTGGGGGCTGCGATGACCGAAGCCGAGCGCCTTCTCCTCCTCCTCGTCGCCGATGCTCTGCTGGCTACGTTCGACCTGCCGGACGCACTCAGGCAGCCGATCATCGACGCACGCCACGCCATCGACGCCGAGGCCCACGCCGCCCCTCACAGCGCGCTACAGGCCGGTCAGGGCGCTCCCAGGTCATCAGGTAGTGGGGAGACGCTGGACGCCGCCAGCGATGCCCACAGCCCCGGCACGGGCATTGCCCCGCTCCCCACAAGCCCAGCCGGGGTCTCAGAACTCGAATGGTGGAACGACAACGGCGTGCTACGCCCCGGCACGGGAAGGGTGCTATGACCAATCCAATCGACATCCTGGCCATCGCGCAGGAACGGCAAGTGCTGCTCGACGCTCTGCGACGCATCGCCGAGAACCAGAACGGGTGGACATCCGTCGAGGTAATGCGCCGCTTCGCACAGGAAGCCCTGGAGGCCACCGGGAATGCTTGACACCCAACCACACACCCGGTTAGAAACCACACACCAAGGGACGTGGCGCCAGCCTCGATCGGCGCCCGAGCCCAGCGGTAGCGTCACATGGCACGTCTGCCAGACGCACCCACAGGCAGAGCACTGGGCCGCAGAAAACCTCCGACGCCAAGGCTACACCCATTACCTCCCCCTCATCCGCATCCGACGCCGTGATCCCGTCCTCCGCACCCTCACGCGCCAGGTCGATGTCCCATTGTTCCAGGGATATATCTTTGTCGCTCTCGGTTCTCGCGATCCATGGACGCCCGTCACGAACACGCGCGGCGTCGCTCGTCTCCTCATGGACCAGGGCAGGCCAGCCACCCTACGAGCAGGCATTATTGAGGCGCTACAAGCAGGAGAGAATGCGCGCCGCGATCTCGCTATACCAGGAAGCAACTGGCAACCTGGAGCGCCTTGCAAACTTGCGGGCGGTGCCTTTGCCGACCACGACGCAGTGGTGACCAAGCTCCTCGCCCGCGGCGTCCGCGTCGCTGTCCTATGCTTCGGCGCAATGCAGGAGATCACCGTTCCGCAGCACTGGCTCGAGGCGCGATGATGGCCGCCCGCCTGAACCCGCGTCAGGACGAAAGAGCGCGTTCCGCCATTCAGACTACACAGCTCTGTAAGCGGTTGAATGCCTTTGCCATGGGCGAAACCGATCCTTGCTCCCCGAATGGCAAAAAACTGGAGATGTCGGACGGCCAAATACGCGCCGCGCTTGGCCTGCTCCGCAAGACTATCCCAGACCTAGCCGTAACGACCCACACCGGCCCTGACGGCGAGGGTATCCCCGTGATTCAGGTGCTATTTGGCACGCAGGCCGCGCAATCCGACAGTTGAAGCGCGCTTCCCGCCGAAGCTCCAATGCCTGTTTCGTCCGTCGCGGTACAAGATCATCCACGGTGGACGAGGCGGCGGCAAAAGCTGGAGTGTTGCCCGCGCGCTGCTCATCCTAGGCACTCAGAGCCAAATACGTGTGCTCTGCGCTCGCGAGTTCCAAGCCAGCATCAGCGATAGTGTGCATCGCTTGCTATCCGACCAGATCGCGGCACTGCATCTGACAGACTTCTACACGGTCGAGAAGGCTACGATATACGGCCTAAATGGCACTGAGTTTCGCTTCGGCGGCGTCAGCAACAACGTGCAAGCCATCAAGTCATTTGAAGGCATCACGCACTGCTGGTGCGAGGAAGCAGAGAACATCCGTAAGCGTTCCTGGGAGACGCTGATACCAACGGTGCGGCGCGACGGATCGGAAATCTGGATCACCTTTAATCCGCAGCTTGAAACCGATGAAACCTACAAGCGGTTTATCGCCAGCCCACCGCCCAACGCGATCGTCGTCAAGCTGAACTGGTCCGATAATCCATGGTTCCCCGATGTGCTCCGTGAGGAAATGGAGACGCTGAAGGAACGCGACGAGGACGCCTGGCTGAACATCTGGGAAGGCCATCCGCGCCAGAACCTAGACGGCGCAATCTATGCCGCAGAACTACGCGCAGCCGTCGATCGCATCACCAAAGTTCCATATGATACGACCAAGCCGGTGCATACGTTCTGGGATCTTGGTTGGGCCGACAACACCTCGATCTGGTTCGCTCAGGTCATTGGCTTCGAATACCACATCATCGACCACCTATCAGGATCACAGAAGCCCCTAAATGCCTATCTCTCCGACCTTCAGGCCCGGGGCTACATCTATGGCGTCGATTGGTTACCGCATGACGCCAAGGCCAAGCAACTGGGCTCCGGTCGGAGCATCGAGGAGCTGATGCGTGCCGCAGGCCGCACTGTTCGCATCGTGCCGCAGCTCAGTGTTGAGGACGGTATCAACGCTGCTCGCACGGTATTCCCCAACTGCTACTTTGATGCTGAGAAGTGCGCCGATGGCCTGCAATCGTTACGGCACTATCGCTACGAAGTAGATGAGAGGTCGGAGACGTTGAAGCGCGTTCCGCTGCACGACTTCGCCTCACACGACGCCGATGCGTTTCGGTATCTCGCCGTTGCATTGCAGGCCCCGAAGACGAAGCAGCCTCTTGTGCCTACGCGCCCGGTGTTCCACACCGAAGGCCGCAGCAGTGCCACCTGGATGGGCGCGTGAGAACCAACATGTTCCTCACGCCGGTCATGATTGCGCGACAGGCGTTGGTGCTGATCGCGTCGGAGGACGTGTTGCCGATCACGCGCGCTGAGGCGGCTGTGATGATCGATATGCATGACCTAGCACTGCCGTTGAACGACTTTGCGTCGCGGTATTTAAAGCCTGTTGTTGTGGCTCTGGGGTATGGCGTCCGATTGGACGCCCGCGGACGGCGCATCGAGACCGAGACCTGTGAGGAGACATACAGAGGGCAGCGGCTGCGTGTTTCCTTCGCGCCGGACGAGCCTGGCGACATGCAGGAAATGGTCTTCCGTCTGAGTGCTGCCTGATGGCCCGACGCCCGCAAGCCGGAGATGCCGAGATCATCCGCGAGGCGAAAGCCAGATTCGAGCGTTGCGTCGCCTGGGAAAGCACAGCACGCGCCAACGCACTCGCCGATGCGAAGTTCGCAAACGGCGACAGCGTCAACAAATGGCAGTGGGATACCGACGTTCAGAAGAAGCGCGGCGCGCGCCCCATGCTGACGATGAACAAAACCAGGCAGCACATCCTGCAGATCGTCAACGACGCACGCCAGCATAAAGCGCAGATCAAGGTGACGCCGGTCGGCGGCCATGCGAGCTACGAGGCCGCACAGGTGTTCTCCGGCATCGTTCGGCGCATCGAATATCAGTCAAAAGCCGTCGATGCCTACTCCACGGCGATCTACCACCAGGTCGAGACTGGCATAGGCTACGTGCGCGTGGTGACAGACTACGCCGACGAGGAGACCTTCGACCTCGACATCTACATCCACCGCATTGCTGACCAAAACACGGTCTACATGGACCCGGACGCGAAGCAGTACGACAAGTCTGACTCGAACTTCACGTTCGTGTTTGTCGATAAGCCGCGTGATATGTCGCAATACAAAGACTTAGTCCCGACATCGGCCGCGCTCGATCACTCGGACGGCTGGAACGACAAAGATCACATCCGCGAAGCCGAGTATTTCCGTCGCACGAACAACAACGACAAGCTCTACCGACTGCCGGATGGCTCCTCGCGCCTTGAGAGCGACATGGAGGACGATGAGCGGGATAGCATGAAGGAGGCTATCGAGGCGCAGGGCGATCTGGACGACGAGGACCCGCAGAAGATCAGGGTGCGCGCGGTTTCAACCCCGGTAATCGAGTGGTTCAAGATCGTCGGCGACCGCATCGTTGACCGCGAGCCTTGGCCCGGCCGCTATATCCCGATTGTGCCGTTTATCGGCGAGGAAGTGGTGATCGACGGCCAGATGGACCGGCGCGGGCACACTCGCTGCCTGCTCGATGCGCAGCGGATGTATAACTACTGGAGTTCGGCTGCGACTGAACAAGTCGCGTTGCAGACTAAGACGCCGTTCATTGGTTCGGCTAGGGCGTTTGAGGGGTATGAGAAGTACTGGAACAACGCAAACACTGACAACATGCCCTGGTTGCCGTTTAACGATGTGGACGATGCTAATCAGAAGCCTATCGAACGTCCTCAGCGTGAACAGCCTCCCGTCATGGCCGAGGCGTACGTCAAGGGAATGGAGATCGCCCGCGAGGACATGATGATGGTGTCGGGCCAGTATCAGGCCCTCGTCGGTGCGCCATCCAACGAAATCTCCGGCACGGCCATTCAGCAGCGTCAGCGCCAGGGTGAAAACAGCACCTACCACTACATCGACAACCAGGCGAAGGGCATCAGGCAGATCGGCCGCATCGTGCTCGACCTAATCCCGAAGATTTACGACACGGCGCGTGTGATCAAGATCATGGCGGAGGACGGCAGCGAGAGCGACGTGCATCTGGTGCCGAATGCACCGACCTCACATCAGCAGATTGCCATGACGCCGAACGGTCCGCAGCCGGTTACGCCGCAGCAGGCCGATGCTGTGACTGCCGATCCCAACGCGCCGAACCCGAAGGTGATCTTCAACCCCAACGTGGGGCGCTACGACGTGGAGGCGGATGTCGGGCCGTCGTTCGGCACGCAGCGCGAGGAGGCGGCGAACGCATTCGCCCAGATCATGGCGCAGAACCCGGCGGCGTTTCAGGTGGTCGGCGACTTCTGGGCGCAGAACTCCGACTTCCCCGGCGCGGACGAGCTGGCGGAACGGCTGCGTCGTGGCCTGCCACCGCAATACAAGGCGGATACGCCTGATCCTGAGGTCATCAAGCTGCAGCAGGCGCTACAGCAGACGACAGTCCATGCAAACCAGACGCTGCAACAGGCTGATGCGGAGATTGCACGCCTCAAGGCAGAATGCACGCGGATGCAGGAGCAGTTGAAGGATAAGAGCGACGAAATCGAGATTAAGGACTACGACGCCGAGACGCGCCGCCTGGCGGCAGTGGGTAATATCGACCCGGCATCGCTGCAGGTGATCGTGCGTCAGATGGTCTCGGACATGCTGCAAACCGAGATCGCGCCGCACTTGCAGGCGCACGCGGCGCTGAATGCGTCGCTGCAGCCGCCTGAACCCCAACCGGAGACCGTGCAGTGATGACCGACACCGACATAAGTGAGGTTTGGGAGGCGCTGAACCGCCTATCGGCGCGGCTCGATGCGCTGGAGGCTGCCAAGGCCATGCAGCAGGGCGCCGTTAGCAACGTGGGTTACAGCGATGTCTCGGTGGTTTTTGCTGCGCCGCCCAACGCGCCAGGGTTGGACACGCACGATAGCGGCCGCGTGAAGTATGGCGCGGGAATGATCACGTACTGAACAGGGAGTAACACCATGCCTGCATCCCCCTCTGCCATTCGTGACGTGGTCGGCAGCCAGCCCACCGTAGCGCAGTCCATCGCTGCCTTCCTGCGTGGCGTCACCGCGGCGATCTATGCCGGTGAGGTGTCGGCGGTCGCGCTCGCGGACGACATCAGCGCGCAGGGTCCTGCGTGGGCGGCGTCGTTCACCCAGAACACGCCACATGCGGCCGATGTGGTGGCGCTGGAGATGGACACGACGAAGCTGCCAAGCGGCATGAACGAGGCTTTCCCGCCACTGTCCACGCGGGCGCAGCAGCTCGAGGAGATGGAGGCGTTGAAGAAGGCCGCGGCCGAGCGTGAGGCTGCGGATAAGAAGGCGGCCGACGACAAGGCAGCGGCGGATAAGAAGGCGGCAGAGCAGGCGGCCAAGGCCGCCGCTGCGCAACGTGAGGCGCAGTATCAGGCGGCCCAGAACCAGCCCCAGCGGGAGGCGTGATGCAGGGTGAGAACGAGGTGGCGATCTATGGCAATTCTGTGCTCGCGGTAGACTTACAGCGCATCGCGGCGCTGGAGGCGCGCGTATCTCTCCTGCTCAAGCACGCCGAGGATTTGATGCTGTATGTCGCTAAGGAGCAGGCGCTGCGGGCCGAGCTGTTCGGTCCCCAGGTGCCGACGCAGTCCGATGCGGCATTCCCCAAGCGGGCGTTGAAGTGGAGCGTCTAATGACGCGGATGTGGGTGGCTGACGATCTGCCGTTCTACGAGTGGGAGAGTGAGCCGGTGCAGCATCGCGGCGATTGCTACGCGGCAGAAGCCGGCGCTGAGACATATCCCGACATACAACGACCTATCGGGTTCATGCGACGCAAGCCGCGCGTCCGGGTGAAGGCATGGACTATGCCGATTATCGTGGAGGCTTGATTGAGCGAGACTGAAACCGGCCCGCAGCCCGGAGGCGAAGCGCCTGAAGCTGCTGTGACGGAGACGGAGGCCACCGCGCCGGTCGATGCAGGCGCTGCGACTGAGACTGAGACGGAAACCAAGCCGACCGAGGAGCAGCCGAAGCCCTCACGCGCAGATCGGCGTTTCGCCGCCATGTCCGCGCGCCTGGCGGCCCAGGCTGCCGAGATCGAGGAGTTGCGCCGTGGGGGCCAGCAATCCCCCCCTGCTGCCCCTACGGCGCTGCCACAGACGCCCGAGGAATTGCAGGCAGTCGTGCGTGCCGAGGCGTCCAAGCTGGCCGCAGAGGAGCGCACAAGGGAGCGCGTCATGGCGTTCCACAGGGCAGGGCAAGCGGCTCACTCCGACTGGAAGGAGCGTTGCGAGAACCTGCAGGCGATGGGCGTTGACAGGGAAATGTCGCACATCCTGGTCGAGATGGACGACGGGGCGCGCGTTGCCGGCGCTCTGGCAGACGACCCGGAGGCGCTCGAGCGCATCGCGGGCATCAGGACCGAGCGAGGCCGGGCAATCGCGCTGGGCAAGTTCGCGGCGTCGTTGCCGGAAGCACGGCCGGCACGCACCCCGGTATCGCGGGCGCCTGCTCCGATCCGGCCGGTGACCGGCGTCGCTAACCCGACATTCAACGAATACACCGCCTCAGCCGAGCAGTTGATGGACTACTACAGCAAGCAGGCGATGGAGCGGAGGCGGGCCTAATGCGAATGCCGGAGCATCTGGACGGTAATCTTAGGGTGCCGGTCGGCAGTGGATGGGTTTACAACGCCTATACGGACACCGCATGGCCGCCCAGTGGATTGGTCCGCGTTCCTTCTCCCGAGGATGATGCGCGAGTGCCGTCAGAAGTTCGCGCAGGCATTGCTGCATACGTCGAAACGCTGGGAGCGAAGATAGCAGAGAAGAAGCGATGCCCCTGAAGTCTGGCACATCGCCGAAGACGGTCTCATGAGACGCGCCTTCATCCGAGGCGTGCTGGCGGTCCTCGACCGCGTAATTGGTCGGCTGGAGATTTGGCGCGACTGGTTGGATGCCCGCTATGAGCGGTACTTGCCGGAGCCGGCTGATGGCAAGCGCCTTACGCCCGAGATGATTACCGCTAAGGCGTTGGTCATCATGCATCAGAAGCTGAACATGCAGGGGACGATCAATCAGGAATACGAAGACATTAAGTCGCAGCATGGCATTGCGCCAGGTGCGAGCCTTCGTATCAGGATGCCGACTGACTACAAGGTGACGACTACACCTACCTGACACGCCGAAGCCCTCGCGGGAGGCTCTAAGCCCCGCTGTGTCGTGCCTAACGCCTCGTCGCTGTGGCTACCCCCCGACTTTTCGCGACGGACGGAAAAGCAGCCCCAAGAACGCGCACCGCGTGAGGGGCCTTTCCTTCCCCATTGCGAAAGGTCGCGGCCATGGCCACGAACGCCACGAACACCCTCCTCAATATCAACATGATCACGGCGAAAGCCCTGGTCATCCTTCACCAGAAGCTGAACTTCGTCGGGTCGATCAATCGCCAATACGACGATTCGTTCGCCAATTCCGGCGCGAAGATCGGCACCTCGCTCCGCATCCGCCTGCCGGTGCAGTACACCACCGCAACCGGCGCGGCGCTCTCGATGCAGAACTCGGTGGAAACCAACACCACCCTAACCGTCAACACGCAGCGCCACGTCGATTTCTCGTTCAGCACCTCCGAGCTGACGATGAATATCGACGACTTCTCGGCCCGCTATATCGAGCCGGCCATTGCGGTGCTCGCAGCCAACATCGAGAACGACTGCATCTCCACCGTGATGCCGGCGGTATGGAACCAGGTTAACGGCCAGGGCTCGGCGCAGACGTTCCGCAACGTGCTGCAGGCCCGCAAGCTGCTGCTGGACAACCTGACGCCGCAGAGCAAGCAGTGGCAGTTGCGCATCAACACGCAGGACAACGTTGACATGGTGGACAGCCTGAAGGGTTTGTTCCAGCAGTCAACGCAAATTAGCCGTCAATACACTGACGGCGTGATGGGCCTGTCGGCCGGGTTTGAGTGGGCAGAGAACACGTTCCTGACCACGTTCACGACCGGCGCGCGGAACACCGCCTACGTGCTGAACGGCGTTCCTGCCAACGGCGCCACGACGGCCGTTGTTGCGACCGGCTCCGGTGCGATGGTGGTCGGCGACGTGTTCACCATGGCCGGCGTCAATCGCGTGCATCCCGAGACCAAGGCGAATACCGGCGTCCTGCAGCAGTTCGTCGTCACTGCGGCCTATGCAGGCGGCGCTGGCACGATCTCGTTCGCCCCGGCGCTGAACTACACCGCGGGTGCGACGCAGAACGTCAATGCGGCTCCGGCGTCCAACGCGGCGCTGACGTTCGCAGGAACGCTCTCCACCGCCAGCGGCGTGTCGCTCGCCTATCACCCCGATGCGTTCACCTTCGCCACTGCCGACCTGGTCATGCCGGGTGGCGTGGACATGGCTGCGCGCGCCGTGAAGGACGGGATATCAATGCGTATCGTGCGTCAGTACGACATCAATCTTGACGTGCTGCCGTGTCGTATCGACGTTCTGTATGGCATGGCCCCGATCCGCCCGCAGCTCGCCGTCCGGTTGGCCGCAAACTGAGGAGGGGCGCATGACCATCCTCGATTCCGGCACAAGGATGCACAGCGGCGACGAGTTGAACTCGCTCGTCGTTGCGCCTCCTGTCGTGACCGTCGTTCCGCTCACCGGGGCGACCATCACGATGGCGCAGGGCGATCGTATGCTCTACGTGAACCCAGCGGGCACTATCGCTACGCTCACGGTCAAGCTGCCGCCTAATCCACTGGTGGCACAGTCGGTCACGATCGGTTTCGGCCAGATCGTGACGGCGCTCACGGTCCAGGACAGCGCCGCTGGTGCGGTGGCCTCGACTGCTGGCGCAATAGGTGTCTCGCAGGAATGGAAGTTCCTAGGCGGTGCCTGGGTGAAGTGGCGCTAGCCTCGTGAACCTCGTCACCACGGGCGACCTGATCACGTTCTGCCTGCGTTTATCGAACGTGAACGGCGTCGGGCAAACGCCAAACGCACAGGACAGTAACGACGGGTTGACGCTGCTACAAACGCTCATGGCGCAGTGGCAGCGTCGGCGCTGGCTCGTGTGGGACCTGGCAGACACCTCCATCGTATCCACGGGGGCAATCTCGTACTCGATTGGGGCGGGAGGTAACTTCGACATCCCCCGTCCCGACAAGATCGAGAGCGCGTTTGCGAGGCTGCTTCCGTCAACCTCAACGGGTGACTTCTCGCTGGACTTCAGCGATGACTTTTCGCTGAACGGCGGCGTCGTCACGCTGGGGCCAGGCTTGGCGGCGGCGTTGCCGACTAGCCCAGTAGGGTTGCCGCCGGGCACCTATTGGAACGACGGCGGCTTGCTGGCGATCACGCCGGGGCTGCCTGGGAATGGGTTTCCGCAAGGTCAGGGCGCGCCCCCGAACCTGATCGACTATCCGCTGCACATTATCTCGGCGCGGCAGGAATACAATCGTATTGCGCTAAAGCAGCTTGTGACGTTCCCGGCGACGTTGTTCTACGACAGCGCGTTCCCGCTCGGGAGCCTGTTCTTCTGGCCAATACCCCAGCAAGGGCAGTGGGAACTGCACATCACCACCAAGGCCACGCTGCCGGTCTACACGACGCTGACCGATGCGCTGAACTTGCCGCCGGAATATGTCGAGGCGCTGATCTGGACGCTGGCTGTTCGGTTCTCGGTGCTGTTCGGCAATCCGCCACAGCCGGCGCATGTAGCGGCGATGCAGCAGGCGCTGAGCGTGTTGCGGATGGCCAACGTGCAGATACCTGAGGCGCAGGTTCCGACTTTCTCACGGATGGGCGGCGGGATCGCCGCTGGCAGTAGCCCTGGCTTTATGGGAGGGTGGTCTAGCTGATGTCGGGAACCATTGATCTTATCCCACGTGCTCAGGGCGGTCCGCTGATCACGCCGGATTTTCTCGACTTGGTGGTGAACACCGCGCTGAACGCTAAGGCGTCGATCAGCCAGACGGCGACGGGTAGCACGACAGCAAGGACGTTGCCGGATCGCTTCGGCGATTGGCTGAACGTTAAGGACTTCGGCGCCGTGTTGGACGGCACGACTGACGACAGCGCGGCATTCAATGCGGCACGCGCGGCAGCGGTCAAAGGCCAGACGATCTATGTGCCAGAGGGCGCTTTCCACGCTGTAACGTGGACAGGTCAGGATCTTACCAAACCCGTTCGATGGCAGATGGACGGCGGCACGACGTTCGTAGGCGGCGGCGCGATCCTGACGATGGGACCGGCTAATGCTGGCGACATCACCGACAACATGCTGCTGAATACAAACGGCATCATCAAGTTTCACGCCAAGAGGACTAACCCGACGACCGCGTGCGATATGCATCGATGGGATTACATCTTAGATGCCACGGGCGGCCTGGGGCAGATCGGGTCCGCGCTCACGCTGAACGCGATCATCAACGCGACCAACGATAGCGCGCTGTGGGCGATGAACATTGTCGCCGACAACAACTCGGTGAACCCGGCATCAAGTGGCTTGGTGGGTCTGTCGGTCACGACGCGCAAGAACAGCGCAGCGAACACTCAAGGCATCCATGTCTCTGCCTTGGATACTACCGGCCTTCCCAGCAGCTCCGGCAGAGGCTTCAGCGCGATCGAGACTGCTAATCGGTTCAACGGGCTGGACGATGCGAGCAATGCGGCGGTGTGGGGCGGCATCGGCAACCGCGTTAATATGCACATCAGCACGACGCTCCAGCAGATCAATACCGACGAGACGAATGCGTTCTGTATTTTGTTCCCGTCCACCGATGCGGCAGCTCCACACCTCTATGTAAAGTCCGTCATCCTCTGCGGCCTTAATACCCAGGCGTATTCGGTCTACGATGCGCGCGGTGTGATCCCGCCCTATGTGTCGGTTAATCCGGTGATCGCGGTTAATATGGCGGCCGGCATGGTCGTGGACTTCAACGGCGGTCCTGATCTGAGTTCGGCGCCTGGCAATTACCTGCAATATCAGACGAGTGGCACTGACCGACTTCGCTACATGGCGGGGGCGACAGAAGTGTGGTCGGTACCTGACACTGGTGCCTTCAACACGTTGCTGTCCTACAGCGTAGCCGGAACCAAGGTCATCGGCGCCAGAGATACCGGCTGGACCGCTATGACGGGGACGCCGGACAAGGCAACCGCATTCGCGACCAGCACCGTCACCTTGTCCCAGCTCGCCGGCCGGGTGATGTCGTTGCAGGCGGCACTTACAGCACACGGAATCGTCGGAGCATGACACCTCGCCTAGCAGTAGCGGCCTTGGAGTTCCTGAAGCGCGTCGAGTTGCGCGGCGTCGAATGCTTCGTGCTGCATGACGTGCTGGTGGAGTTGGACCGCGACGCCAAGGCGCAGCCGGATGGCGAGCCAGAGGACCGGCCGATGCGCGTGGTGGGCGGGGCGGCGTGATTGGCCGACAACTTGCTACGCCCGCCGATGGACTACCAGGGCGACCCGAACAACCTGCTGCAGCAGGGCGCTCCGACGTGGGCCGATGCGGCTTCGTGGCACGCGCAGAACCTGCTGAACACTTGGGCTGCGATGCAGCAGCCGCAGACTTGGGTGGACGCGGCGCGGCAGTATGGCAATGCGCTGATAGGTGGGACGGCAGCACCTGGGAAGGTTCTTTATCACTTCACGGATCAGCCGTTTACGTCGTTTGGCGGCAAGTCGCGTGGGGCAGTTTATCTTGCCGATACGCCTAGCAAGGCAGAGGCCGGTGGATTGGCTGGAATGCGTGAACGAATGACGGGCGCGGATGACTTCTCGGCTCGTGGCCCCATGGAGGCAAGTCAGGTTCCGGGCGCGAGAACGATTGCGGTCCAGTTGTCTCCGGAAGCTCGTATCTACGGGGATGCGGTGCCGTCACAGATGACAAATGCGGAGCGCGATGCGGCTATCACTAAGGCCGATAGAATTGCGCATGATGATCCCGCTATTGCAGCAAAAGCGCGCGACCTTGCGTTGCGTCCGGTTCTTAATCGCAGCAGCAGCATGTCCTTGGAAGATAGTAAGTGGGTGGATGACCTATTTAGCAAGTATGGCGATGCGGTCGATGAACGAATGACTGCCGCAGAGCGAGCGCGGTTCGGGTCAATGGTCAACAAAATGGGGCCATTCTCGCCGTTGTCTGACGTTGAGTTTGAAAGCCCCACGACACAAAAGGCATTGCGACTTCTGGGGTATCACGGCGCGCGCGTTGCGGATGAGGGCGGCCTATCAACGGCCGTCATGGATCCCTCCATGCTGAAGATTCAGAAGTGAGCAGGGTCCAGCTATCCGGCGGCGCGTATCAGGCTCACAGCGTCATTGCCTCGGCGCAGCGGTGCCTGAACCTCTACGCCGAGCAGATGCCGCA